GGCACGCTTTGCCATAATGGAACATGTCGGCAACGATGGCAACGAACGAAAGGAACAACAATGAAAACACGATTTGACAACATGAAGTATGGTGTGTCGGTGAAAGAGTTTACCGAGAACGGTAGACGTTATGTCAAGGTTAATGAGTCGGTTTGTGAGGTTGATGATACTATTGATAGGGGGTGTCTGTTGTTTAATTTGTTGTGTTGTACGCCGTATTATTTCGTGACGTGTCACATGTGATTGCAAATAATAAACCCGCTAACTTTTATGGTTAGCGGGTTTATTTTTATAAGTCCATGATATTGAACGTGAAGTAGGCGTTTAGTGTTTTGTTGGGCCCGCCTATTGCGTTACCGGGGAATACGTCTACGACGCTGAGTACGTGGCCGTCGAATTTGACTCGAACGGGGGTTGCGTCATCGAACCATGCTAGCATGAGTTTCCATATTCCAAGGGTGCTTGCGCCGTTGATTTGGTAGATTGCGTCGGTTGACCATTTGAGTAGGTGCGCTCGCATGTTAATCGTTACGGTGGTGCCGTTGATGTACACGTTGCACTCGGATACGTTGGTGTCGGTCATGACGGAGTCTTTGTTGATGCTTTTCCAGCGTTCTATGCGTGGTTGTGCTGTGAGGTGGTGTTTTAGGATGTTGGCGATGTAGTGGCCGTATCGTGCCGCGCCGTTGGTGTTTGGGTGAATATCGGTCATTTCGGTGTCGCGGTATAGTCCCCATGAGGGTGCGTCCTGTACAGTCCATGTGTCGGTGTAGTTTCCGGCGTTTAGCATGGTGCTGTAGTTGTGGCTTTTGCCGGTGGGGTATGTGCTGTCCCATAGCATGGGGATGAAGCAAATTTCGCTGTCGGGGAACAGTTTTTTTGCTTTGGTGAGAGTGTCGGCAACCTCGTTGTAGGTGAGGCTATCGGGGTCGTTGCGTCCGCCGCCGATTACCACGTATTTTACGATGGTTTTGTCGGTGATTCGTTCGGCGGCTTTGTCCAGTTGTTTGCCGAACGTGTTGTCTCCTGTGGTGTCGCCGTTGTGAAAACCGGTGCCTCCGACTGCAAAGTTGTGGCATGTCAAGCCGAGCAGTCGGCTAGCGACTGCTATCATGCTGTCGGTTGCGGGGGTGGTGGTGCGGAAGCCCTCGAAGTAGCTGTCGCCTATTGCTACTAGCTCGGTTTGTACTGGTGATTTGTCTTGTTTGTTGTTGATTGTGTTTTTCAGCGCAGTTGCTTTGGTGATTGTTTCAGCGCCCAGCGCGGTGAGAGCGTTGGTGTTGTTCAATGCGTTTAGGTGTGCTACACCTATGGTTGTTTTCAGCGTGGTGGCTTTGTCAACTGTTTCCGCGCCCAATGCTGTGAGAGCGTTGGTGTTGTTTTGCGTGTCCGTATGGTTTTGCTCGATTGCGTTGATGTGTTCACCCGCGCTGGTGTCATCGGTAATGCCCATGTAGGTGAGTAGGTGGTGTGCGTTCGACCCGTTTGCGATATCGTTTGCTAGCGTGGCCGCTTTTTCGGGGGTGTCTGCGCCGAGAGCGGTGAGGTTAGCGTTTGCCTTGTTGATACCGGTAGAGATATTCAGCATGTTTTCGTCGACGCTTCGCATTGCGGAATTGTAGCCGTCTCGAAAATCGGCGGGTGTGTTGTCCTTGTATAGCGGCAGATTGAAGTTGTTGGTGTGGTCGTAGCTGTTTACCATGATATTTTTTCCTTGTTCATTTGAGATTCTTGATAATGTTTAACTGTACATCCAGCTGGTGTAGTTTTAAATCGATAAGGTTCATGGCCCGATTGTATCCGTCTCGCATGTCGTTGGGTGTTGCGTCGGTGTACAGGGGTAGATTGTAGTATGGCGTGTATTTGTATTCATCCATTTTTATTCTCCCATTGGTGTTACGCGGGGTTCGTTGTGACCGAAAATCGTTTTGTTGCCGATAACGGCGGTTTCTAGGGTGGTGTGTTGTGCCGCTTCGGCCGCGCTGATTGTTGCCAACTCGCTGGTACGTGCGCCGAACACTGCTAGTTCGCGGTACATGTTGCGCATTGCCTCGTTACTGGTGACGTTTTTACCCTGTGTCGGGTCGTATACCGGTAGTGTTTCTACGATTTTATCGAGTTGTACGATTACGTTGTCCAGACTTGCGCCTAGTTTTTTGGTCAAGTCGTATAGGGTGTCTATGTCGTTGTCGTATTTGCCCTCGTTATCGTTGATGTATTTGATTGTGTCGGACAAATAGTGCATGATTTTGTCATACTCTAAGCATAGCCACTTGTACCTTTCTTCCTGCGAATAAACGTCCCAGTAGATTTTCGGAATTACTGGTGTGTATTCCGTTATCCACGGAAATTGGTGGATATCGATATCGCATGACATGATATATTCCTTTCTTTTAATAAATGTTCAAACTCACGGAATAGAAGCACGAAAACAGCGAGTCCATGTCGTTGATAATCATTAAATCAACGTCGTTGTAGTCCTTTATTTTTTCCATTTTATCCAGAAAATCACCTTGTACGAAAGTCTCGAACTGGTTATCCGTGGCGTTTGAGGCATAGTCCTGATTCTGTGGTGCTATCTGAGTCGCCGGAAAATCGCTGAACACGTTGCGGTTTTTGCCGTATGTGTCGCTGACCTGTAGGACGCTTACCCCGGTTTCGAGTGCTTGATATGCCATTTTGTATTTTGGCATTATCTCGTTGAATTTGCGCAACACCTCACGTTTCCAACTGCCGGGCGGCAACACGCCGATTTCCCTGTCCCAGTAATGGTTATTGAATTTTTCGCATACGCGCGTGTATTGTTCGTCGTTGTATGCGTCCCAGTGCCATGTGGGGTCTGTCCAGTCCACCCATTTGTCGGTGATGAGTTCGCCTAGGGTGACTGTCACGACGGCGTGGAAATCACGTGGCGCGTCGCTCATATCATAGGGCGGTATCATCTGTATCATCTCCATTGTCCAGTTCGAATAGTTTTTGCAGATTATGGGTGATATTATAGTTGGCCGTTTCATTGTCGCTACGCCATACCACGTCCAATGGTTTTTCGGCAAAATCGGTGAAATGCGTGTTAAGGTACTCGCACATTTTGCGGCGTTCGGTGAGTCCGTCCAATGCTATGAGATTGGTCGGGTCTTGTTGCGAGTTGACCTCATCCTCGATTTGGCGTTCCGCTTTGAACGGTAGGTTTCCGATACCCAGAGCGCCGTATATCTGAGTCCAGATATTGAGATAGTTGGCCCATAGTTCGGTGCCGATGAACGGCACGTTGGTTGTCAGCGCTTGCACGTGCATGTCCTGTATGCCGTCTGTCGCCAAAACGATGAGTTCGCCGCCGCCGACCTGTTTTGCGAGGTTGGTCATGTCCAAACGTTTTTCCTGTACGCCGCTGATTATCATAGGTGTTTTCTGATGCACGCGGTTCTGTTGCATGGTACGAACAATGTCAACAAGTTCACGGCACCACAAGTCCACGCGATCATTAAGGGGTGCGCGTAGATGATTGTCCCAGCAGAAGTAACCGTTGGCCTTGTTGACGTTGAAACTGTAACCGTTAAGACCCAACGCACGCCATTTGCTCGGGTTTCCGTACATGTCGGGTGCTGATTTCCAGCCACCTATTGTGAGCGAGAGCCACTGATTGGCGTGCGTGCCGCTACGCGGTCGTGCGATTGTCGCAATGCCCTGCGTATATAGGGTCAGTTCGAGAAACCGTTCGTCGCATGTCTGGGGCAGATTAACCCAGTGATATCGTGTCAGTGCCATATTCAAGACTTGGTTTTTGAACATGGTGAACAAACGTGTGTTGTAGCCTGCGGTCTGCCAATATCGGTCACTATTCCATTTGAGCCCGTTGCGTTTTTGACTCATTATCGTACCTCGCTTTTAGTCGTTGTTGTATATGCTACTGCCTATTGTATCGGGGTCGCGCCATACGGTGACACCGGTCTCGAACATGTCCCGAATGATATTGACCGCGCGTGCCGGTGCGCTGATGGCATAGACAAGCGCGTCGCCGCGCCAATAGCTGAACTTGCTTTTAATCAGCAGAGTCGGTGTTTCCACGTTTTGGCGCAACGTGTAGCCATACTGTAGAAAAGCGTCGCCGCAACGTCTGATTATATCCGGCGATTGCGTCATGACTCGCACCTGTAGACCTCGGACGCCCCAGATATCGGGTAGGGCGTCGCCCTGTGATGCGGCGATAGTCACCGGCGCGGCGCGGCGCAAGTCCCTGAGTTTGGCCGCGTACACGTCTTGAGCCTGTTCAAGCGCGGTTTGAGCGCCGAAAATTCCGGCGTCGCGTTGCCGCTGGTTGTTGGCCACTGCGGTGTCGCGGCTACGTGCCGCGTTTGCGTTGCCGGTGTTGACGTTGTTGACCGTCACGCCGGTGGCGAGTTTGTTGTTTGCATTGGTAAGAGCCGTGTTAAGCGTATTCGAGCGGTTTGTAACGTCGGTTGCTAAGGTCATGGCGCGTGTTGTTAGGGTGCGGTTCGCGGTTATCGCGTTGTTGGCCTTGCTGTCCATAGCCTCCAGATTGGCGTTATATACGGCCTCTTTATTGGAAAGCGTCACCGACGTGTTGTAGCCGCTGAGTCCCACCGACATGCCCGCGCCCGCAACCGCCGCGCCCGCCGCCAAGCTACCACCCGCTGTAGCCGGTGCGGCGGCTAGGGAGATTGCCGCGCCAGCAATGGTGTTAACCGCTGATGATACGTTTGAGAGCACCGCTGAGTCAACGTTGGCTTCATATGCGGCGGTAGTCACCAATTTGTCAACGGTTCTGTCAGCGCCGAGCTTAAAGTTTGATGTCACAACGTCCGCGTCTAGCTTGTTGTTATTGAGGCCCGTTATGTCTGTGCTAGCGGTATTGGATAGGTTTGTATTGTTTGTGGCGGTGTCGGTTTGCAGTTTGGTGTTGGCAACCGAGTTTGCCGTACTGGCTTGTGTGTTGGCTAGGTTGGTTTCGGCGTTTGCGTTTGCGTTTACGTTGCCGGTGTTGGTGCCGCGCACGCTGGTGTGGTATGCGTTCAATGCGTTTACGCGTGCCTGTACTCGGGCGCTACTGTCGTTGTCGTTGACGTATTTTACCGCGCTGTCTATCATCAGCGTGTACAACGGTATATCATGAGTGGATAACGCGTGATATGCGCTGTCGGGCATGTCGGTGGTGTGAGGCGTGTTGGTGAGGTCGGTCCATGTGTACTCGGTTTTGCCGTTGCCCGATACGCCTGTCAAAAATGTTTGCGCGGACAAATACGGGTATGCGAGGGATACGCGGCGCATTACAGCTAGATTACCGGTGGTGTCTTCCACACGTATGATTGATTCGTTGTTGTTTTCGTCGGTGATGGACAACCACGCATAGGGTGCCGTGTACAGTTTCGCTAGTCGCGCGTACTCGGCCGGGTAATCGAACGCGCTCGGTTGTAGGTCTATGTCTGCCAACAAACCGGTTGCGGCGGGGTTGATGCGGTACACGTCGAAACCGAGTAGTTTCGTGCCGCTGATTGGGTTAATCATGTTGCGCGGAACGACGTAGCACGCCTCGATAAGGTTGTACGCCTGAGGTAGCCGTGCGGTGAGTTGGCCGAAAAAGTCGTGTGCGTATGCGTCGGCTGTTTTGAGGCCGATAATCGTATATCCGTTGGGTCGAATGGTATCGGCGGATATGCCGGTGGCGTTCGGCGCCGACACGTCATCGAGATTAGGCACGCCGCCCCACGCATAGTCAGTGACTTGGTACTGGTGTCCGTAGTATTCCGTGGTGTCAGCGTAGACGGGCGGCGTGTCGGGCAACGTGTCACCAACCGGCGTAAGTCCGGCGAATTGCGTGTAGGTGCACTTGACTGCCAACAACAACCACATCTCACCCGTCGCCAAGGGGACAAACCTGTTGGACGCGGTCATCACGGGTGCGGCGGGCGCGTCCGGCTCGGGCGCGGTGAGGCCCCGGTTGTTGTGGATAGGGTCCATGAAATACGTTTCAACAGTCTCATACGCTTGGGCCACGTGGCCCTGTTCGACCATGATACGTGGGATATCCACGCTGTTGATATAGGTTGTCCACCAGTCCAGCTCAAGCACGCACTCGGTGACCGTCGCGTTGATTCGCCGCGTGTCAACTACAAAATAGTATAGACGGGACACGTGACGGGTAGAGTAGTCCAGTTGCTCGCCGTCGCCCGGCATGTCGGGTATAGAAACGACCAGATAGTTGGCATACTGCAACGCTTGATAGGGTATCGGCAAACGCACGCTTTCTCCGGGTATGACGTTAAGGCCGCTGTCTAGCTCGTAGGTGTCGGTGGTCAGCCGGTCGAACCATGCGTCACGCGTCGTATCATCATTCCATTTGACGCGGTTGGTGTCGCCCGCCGTCCAACGGACGGTGCATGGTTTGAGCGTGGTTTTCGCTGTCCAGCGCGTGTAGTCGAAATTGTTTTGGTATTGCGTGTACACGCGCTCGTTGTCGCCGGGGAAACCGGCGGTGTCGTTGGGTAGGTGCGGGAATTTTCGTGTCATGGTTATTTTTGCTTTCGTGAAATATTATTAGGGCCGGATACAACGAACATTGTATCCGGCCCTAACAGGTGTCTGCAATTTTTACTTGACGGTGATATCAAGTGTATCGGTGTATGCGTCGGTGTCGCCGCTCGGGTTGGTGTATGCGGCGGTCGCCTTGATGTGGATAACGTCACCCGTGACCAGTCCGGTACGCTGAACATGCAACACACCGTAGTTGTCCACGCGCGTGCGGGAATTCAGCGCCCTAGGCACTGCGGCGACACCACTCGAAGCCGGTTTTTCGGCGGTCAACTCGAACGTCGCCGCGTCGGGCCGGACGGCCAAACCGCCGCCGATGGTACCCTGTAGGTCTACCATGAGACGCAACGTGTCGCCGGGCGCAACCGAGGTCGCGTCGTTTTCGGCGGCGAGGTTAAGGCCCGTCACCTCTTGGGTAATGGTCGGCACGGACGTGGCGGCACCCGTGGTGAACAGCACGGCCGGCACCGCAGGCGTCACGCTGTATACACCCCAGTGATTGAGATAGTAGTTGGTGCCTAGAGTCTGCGGGTTATAGAAGCTGGTGGTGTTGTAGAGCGTGTCGTTGCAGACGAAAAAGTCGCGCGTGGTCAGCAACGCGATAGCGCCCGCAACCGGGAATTCGTCAACAACGACGGTACGCATCTGAATCTCGGCGCGGTCGATGTTGAACGCGGCGGCGAGGGCGTCAACGTCAATTGATGCGAGGGCGTCCGGCGTGACCATGAGCACAAGTTCATCGTTTGCCGCGAACACCGGTACCGGCACGTTGTTGTATACGGTGCTCGGGAAACGCAGCTTAACCGCAACCGCTCGAATCTGCTTCAGCAGAGCGCGTGCGGTGGTTTCGTCGGTCGGTTCGGAAACCTTGATTTTGTGGAAACCATAGTTTTCCTCATAGTATGCGAGCAGATTGAGCATGATACGATATTCATCGTATTCGTCCGAGTTGCGCGGCACGTCCATGATACGCGCGACAAGATTGTTCAACCCGTATTCGTCGGTGACTGCGGCACGCAATTCGTCCGGGTTAACGGTGATGGGGTACTGATCGCGGCGGTTCTGCGAGTGGAAAATCTGCACCGCGTCGGGCCGGTGCATTTTCAGCAGAGTCTCCACATCGTCCTCATAGGCGTGCGCCTTAATCCACTGCGGCACGATTTCCTGAATGGTCGAACCATAGTTAAGCTTCGCGCCCTTGAACGGCGCGAGCGGATTATCGAACCGCTTACCCCTCACGTAGGTCATGCCGATGCGATTCACCAGAATGTCGATGAACTGATTGTAGTATTGCTGGTTCATGGGCGCGAACAATGCGTCCATAGTCGTGGCGATGCCGTTGACGGTGGGGTCGGGAATGCGCTGTTGAAAATCGTTGGTGCCCGAGAGCCACGCTTTGGCCATGATAGTGCTGTTGTTGGTTGCCATAATATGTGTCTCCTAATCAGTCGATAGTGAGGTCAAGTTCTTCAATGGGCGTTTCGAGGTCGATATCATCAGTATCGTCCGAGTTGTCGTTGGTCTCGGTTTCGTTGTCAGTATCCACATCGTCCGAAGCGTCCATAAAAGCGTTAACCGCCTCGATAAACGCGGTCAGCTTGCTGTCGTATGCGTCAAGCTTGGTCAGCACATCGTCGATTCGACGCGCCAAGCCGTCGTAGTCATCGGTGCGCTGTTCGGTCTGTTCGACGTTGGTTTCGGCGTCGTTTTTTTCGGTGTTTTCATCCGCCATAATATCTCCTAAAAATAATAGTGGCTGACAAACGATTATTTGTCAGCCACTATCATAGCATTATGAGAGCGATTATACCCAACGCTTAGGAATAGACTACATTCAACACCGCGCGGCACGTTCCCGTGTCAGTCTCCGCGCAAGATGCATTACGTCGTGGTATAGCGCCGCTCATTAGCCGCGTGTAATCATATCACCTGTAGCCGCAATACCGCAACATATCACGAAAATCGCCGCATGTTTTCAGACTGTCGAATCTGACATATCGCAACCGGTATGCGTCAAAAAGAGTCTGACATAATGGCGAAGTGCGTTTGAGCATAATATAGTTCGGTTGCTCATCCAATGTCAGCGTATAGGTGTCGCGCATGTCGCGCGGCGGTTTGCGATTGACGTAGTAATAACCGTCTCGCATGTCCAGCCATATCGAAAGCGGGATATTATCGTACATCAGCGTATACAAATGTTCGGCGTTACTGGTCTTATCCGCAACCATTTCCATATCCGCTTCAACGCTAAAGTCATTGCCCAAAGCGATTTTCTCCAAACGTCCGCTAGCCATTCTGCCTGCCAAAGTCTGCTTTTTTTCGCGTGCGTATTCCGCGTTTTCGAGATTATGCAACAGAAACGTCTTATCCAGATACCATGAGTAACCTCGCTTGGGATTTCCGGTAATGCCCGCGTGCTCAAAATAAGGGTTCAGAATATCACAGGCATTGCCCAGCAAATAGAGTCGTGGTTCGTTGCTGATGTCGGCACGCTCACGGGTCACGGTATCAACGATATTCGTCAGGATGTCCCACTCGTTTTTCAAATACCGGTGGTTTTTGTCATCCTTTTCAAGCACGGCCTCATCCATGAAAATACGTTTCACCCTGTTGAATGTGAGCTTTTTAATCAGCTGAAATTGAGTCATTGCGACAAAATACCCCAGCAATTCCCATTGCGGCTTACCGCCCTCATTGGGGCGCGGCGCAATGTACGCCTGATTTTTCTCGCACTTGAAAACATACCCGGGATATTCGCGTTGCAATCGGTCAAAATAGTTTTCGGTCAAGGGCGCTAATTCCTGTGCATGGCGCGTGATTTCCACGAAACGCCACTTGTTTTTAATCCAATCGCTGACACACTGTTTGCGTAGCCCGTAGGTTTTTCCGTATCCGCGTGCGGTGATTACCATTGTCACCGGCGCGTCATACGATAATGTTTTCTGCCAACTGTAATATTTATTGTTCATCAGTGTTGTCCGTTTCCATAAGCGGCGTCATTTCACCGTTGTCATCCATTGCCAAAATTCTACCCACACCGTCAACATATTCAATCCACCGTTCACGGGTATCGACATGTTGCGTGCGACGCAACCATTGCAGATTTTCCACGCTCGCACGTTTGATTGTTTCGCCCAGCCACCGGCCTGTCGGGTACAGTGCAATGGACTGCGGTACATCAACGTGCGACGTGTTGCCGAGATAGTCGGTCACGTCACCGATAAACCTGTCCACGACCTCGGGGCGGCGCTTTTGCAGACTATGGCTGATGCTGTTGGCCACAAAAACGTTATACCCCAGCACGTTCGGCGCGATTTCCTCGAACGTGTACCCCGCTTTTGCGAGATTGTTGCAAAGCGTCTCGATGTGATAGGCGTCTCGGGGCCGCGACAAACCCGCGCACGTGATATGGTAATGCCCGTCCGATTCGCTGATTCGGGCCTTGTTCCACGCCTCAAAATGGTTGGCCCAGCGCGTGCCCTCACCCGCGTTCTCGATGTCAAAATGTCCGATTGATTCGAGCGGCGACGCCAAAGCCGGAAAATTGGCACGATTACGACGTTGCACGACATTGATAGCCATATCGCTGGCGTCGGCCAATGGTTTCAGCGCTCGCGACAAATCGGCGTCGGTCACGTTTTCGGTCACGCTAGCCTTGATGCTGTCGGTGTCACCGCCTGTCGGGTGTATGGCGTCGCCCAACGTCTCATGCAACAGTTCGAGGGCGATAATGAGGTGCATACGACTACCGGCGACTATCCTCATGCCGTATGTGTACAGCACTCTGATTTTATCGGGTATCATCTCGCTATAGGTGTCCTGATTGACTATCGTAGTGTTATCGATTTTGATATCACCGTTCAATACGACAAATGAGGGCTTCATTACGTCCATTGCCTGAGTACCATAAATGCCGTTGAACATGCCTTTAACCGTGGAATTATAATACGATTGCAGAAACTGCGTATTAGCGGTACCGTTCAAAAGCTCGTTCTTAATGCCCTCGGGTATGCTGTTAGGCACTTTTTCCGGGTATTTTTCGCCCTCTTTATAAACCTTTAATACATGTTTCATGTCCTGTTTACGCTCAAAAAGCACATTAGATTGTAAAGTCACATAGTCGGGCGGTATCGCGAATTTGCGCGTGGCCTCTCCCAGAATGACGTTAAAATCATCAAAATCGTACACTTGACTGATGCACCACAATTCAATCTCATTGACGTGCAACACCGCTTTTTCGGCGCTCATGAGTTTTCCGAACGCGAAAACCGGTTTTAAAGCCCGGTCATACCAACCGGATAATTTAATGTTTTCCTCGGCTTTTTTCATCAACTCATTATCCTGTAAATCGGTTTTAGTCGCTGTTTTCGTGAACTTGCCCTCGGGGATAATGCCTATACCCGCCTCGGAAAATATAGTGTCTTTTTTTATACGCAAATTGACAAACTCGCACCTGACATGCACTGCGTTACCAAATGGTTTGTAATAGTATTTCAACACGTCTGCTACCGACGTAGCCATGATATTAAAACATATATCCCTGAGTATTTTCGTATGACGCGGTGCAAAATGCACCGGTATCATACGTCCGTTGATAAACGTATGGTGCATGGACGTAACGTCAAGCGAAACGACGTTATGCCATACGCGATTAGCGTAATTAGCGGCGGTGAAAGTCAGGCCGCCTCGAAAACATGCCTTACGTAGAGCGTATTGTTGGAACGTTTTCGCAAATTCCTGTCGGCACGTCATCTCGAAAGCGCTGATTAGGTTGTTACGGTGTCCGTTGGCCTTTTTGTACCGTAGCACGCCTATCTCATGGTAGGCCATTTGCCTGACTAGCGACGTTTTGGTCAGCACGCGGCAACCCAGCATATCGGCGGTGAGCCACTCATTAGATTTCAAAAGGTATGCGAGATACGCCGGAATCACCTGAGTATCACGCCCCGCGTAAAAAAGCTCGGTATCGGTCAAGGGCGTTTCGGGCGTCCTGACTAGCGAGTAGTCCCAATCCCCCACGGCCTTAGGCAAACCGCATGTTTCGCCCATTGCACGCAAACCGCTCATTTCGAGATAAAACGTGTCCCAGAATCTGAGGGCCACTTTACCTTTATCATCCAATAGGTCTACAGTGTATGCGCTGGTGCTGGTTTGCGCGTTAACCGCCATTTTATACGATTGACTCAAAAGATACATGAGCGGCTGCAAGTCAAACATGAGGTTATACGCGGCAATAACCGGCACGATATCGTTACTCCTACCCCAGTTCATCAATTCCGCGACATAATCAAGCATATCGCTGACATGTCGGTAATACCGTATGTCATCCATATCACGCGCGGTGTCGTATTGCGTCAAATCAACAAACCGGATATCATTGATAATAAACAGTATCGGATATGCCCGCGTGTTCTCTCCGGTTCCTATGTTCGTTGTTTCGGTATCATACGCCGCGCATACCCGGTACTGTCTCCCTTTTTTATTTCCCATGTTTCACCCATTCATCTCCATTCGTTAACGTAATCCAGATACTCGGGTGAAGTTTGTATATCTTCAATCAATCCTTGCGAGAACGCAATGTTTTCGGCGGTGTCACCGATAGGCTCATACAAGCCCTTCGCCATGTCGAGAGCGGCCTTGTTGCGTTTCATAACCATGTCGAACGCCTCTCCCAGACTGCTAGCCCCAAGTTCCGCCATGATAAGTTTGTTACGTTGGCTAGCGGGCGCGCCTTGCCATATGCGTTGCGTAGACGTGTAAAAAATCTTGACTTTCTGCGCGCCGTACTTTCCGAGCGCGCTTTTACGGCCACGTCCGGCCAAACCAATCTGCTGCTGAAAAACGTAGTTCGCGCGTACCGCGCCGGACTTACCTTTCTGAGTCAGCGTCTTCAACGCGACCACGCTTTTGTCGATGCTACGGCCACTGCCGCGATATGTTCCGGCTATCGTCTCATTGAGATTCCTGATGTACCTTCGCAACGCGCGGCGTTCTGTGGCGCTTTTGGACTGGTTGACCTGTTTTTCCAGACTCTTGACGTACCGTTTCGCACGACGGCGTACGTTATACACTTCGTCTGACTGTCTGCGCTGTCGTTTCGCCACAATTCCACCACCTGTCTGACTGCCACCTAAAATAAGGGGCCGCGCTCATACATGACCTGAGCGCGGCCCCATACACTATACTACAATCTAGGCTTCAAGCAGCTGGAACTGCTTGTAGGAACGGTCGCCCGAGAGAGACGTTTCCTTGATTTGCACCTTGACGTAGCCATTAGTGGTGTTGGTCTTGAAGTCAGCTTCGACCATATCGACAAGTTCGTTGATGGTCTTTCCGAGTCCGTTGGACTGAGTGAAATACACTTGTCCATCCGCAGTGAAAGTATAGGTGTTCTGACACGGATTGCCCGAACGAGTGCGCACGCCAATCTGAGTCATGACATCAACGATATCGATAGGCGTATCATCCAAGTTCTTCAACGACGCGGCGCTGTTACGCGCGTTGAACATGCGCACGCGGTTGGCCGGAATATGCGGGTCGAACGTGATATACTGCTGAGGTTCGAAACCATTTCCGGTGACGTTTGGCGTAGTGACGTTCTCAATCAGTTCACCGGTTTCAGTGTTGACGTTTTCAACGTTTTCATTGTTCTTGTCAGCCATTATATTTATCTCCTTTATTAGTTAATCCGTTTGTATTCGGTTGCTATTTCCAAAAAATCAAAAACACTGCACTCATACATTACCGTGCGAGTCGTGTAACCCAAAATCAAAAAGTTGTTGCCAAGGATATCGCTATCCTCACCGCTAAGCGTGGCATCACCCTCGGTGCGATATCGTACCGTGGACTTGACTATCTGCCTTACAGTCGCGTCGGTGACTTTCCCGAACACCTGTAGGATAAAATCACCGTGCGGTGTGGACACTTTCACGTCGTTGGTAATCACTGTTTTTCGTAGGACATCCAAGATACCTCAATTCTCTAGCAAAATTTTTTCGGACACAAACAATATAAGGCGTGCCGCAAAATTTTGCAATTGCGACACGCCTTATAGCGATAAAAATTTTTGTCAACCTAACAAAATCTGGTTAACACGCGCCTGAACAGCGTCATAATTCGCACCGAGCCTAGCCCGACGTTCATCACCGACGCCATAATCACCACGAATGACCGCACGCGCCAAAGCGTCGATATCAACAGACGGCGCACTAGACGCGGCGGAAGCACCCAGCATTTCATTGACGCGATTTTGCACCGCGTCATAATTCGCGCCGAGCCTAGCCCGACGTTCATCACCGACGCCATAATCACCACGAATGACCGCACGAGCCAAAGCGTCGATATCAACAGCGGGCGCACTAGGCTGAGACACGGTAGTACCACGCGCGATAGCATCCAACCGCGCAAGATTGTAAGTGCCCGGACACTCGGTAGCGGAAAAATCACGGTGACGGTACAACGGCAAGTCACCATACACGCTACGGATATTGGCAATCAACTCACCAATGGTTTGATAGTCACCGTCACTCTGCCTCGGGTTACACTCAATGCTAATGCCCCGGTCATTACCCATACTGTTGACGTTGATACCGTCACCACTAGCCCAACTACGATTATCCGGGTCAACCAGACACGCCACACGGCCGGCCTCAGCAACATAGTTAGCGCTAGCACCACGACTCGGACTACACAACGTGCTAATCACACCCTCAAACGTCGGATGCTCAGCCGGGTCACCCCACCAATGAATAACGATACACGCAATGCCATACGGGCGTCCAACGGTGTAGTTGGGCGAATCGTACTGCGTAATAAAATCAAAACTCATTTTGCTTCCTTTCCGTTTTCAAAAATTTTCAGAATCTTAGAATCTGCTAAATCGGGGTTGATTTCCACGCAATTTTCCAAAATGGACGTAATCTCGATAAGCGAGACACCAACCACCACGGGAACAAACAACGGCAGAGCAAACCCAAGGTCAATCCTACCACTCTCAAATTCCACAAACCACGCAACAAAAATCACGACAACATACGAAAACTTGTGAGCAAGGCCCTCACGCATCTTCGCACTATTCATACGTTGCCCAATGATTGCCTTGACAATACCTGTCACGTAATCCGTGAGCATCAACACACCGGCACAAACGCACCCGCAAACAACAGTGTCATTCATAAAATATCCTTATAATAGTAGGGCCATACACCTTATTAGTGCATGGCCCTACTATATCACTCGGAAACTGTTTTACCGCGCCTGTATCGTTCGATATCATCCCGGTATCTCAGATTAACAAACTCATAGATACCGTCATCAGTCACAATATCCTTATTATGCCTACCCCCGAGTTTCCGTTTCCTCGAATC